TAGCTATGATTTGGAGATTTGGAAACGCTTGCAAGAGTAATTACCTCTACAATCTCCCACAGTCGCTTTTTTAATCCATAAATAGGAACTCCCAACTCTTAAACTTTTGCTCTATGATCCCTTAAGACAAACTTTTCAATGAGTGGAATGCGTAGAAAAAATACAGAATAAAGTTACTAAATATACCTTTTATTACAAATCTTAAACAAAAACGCGCAATGGGGGTGTAAATGGTTTCAGCTAAGAACCCGCTACCGCGGGGCTTAATGGGTTTAAAAGGCTTTTTGCACCCCCTAAGACTTCCCCCCCACATTTGAAAAATCCTAAGAAATTTTGGGACTAAAAACCCCAAGGGGGGTCTGATGCTCTTGTGTATTAATCCAAAAATCCTAGATTCGCAAAGCACCAAGTAAATTTAAGTGTAAGGAGAACAAATGACGCTATTTAGCCGCAACGGCACCCTGTATGCCAATGTTACCATCAACGGCCAACGAAGCCGCTTTTCGCTCAAACGCAAAGACACGCCGGCAAACAGGCAATGGGCCCTAACTAACGAGGCGCAAATCATCGCAGAGCGTGTGAAAGGCATTAAGGTGAGCACCGCCGTGAAACGCCGTCTAGAGCGCACCACGGGGCTTAAACCCAGCACGCAACAAACCTTCAAATACAGCTTGCAACGCGCCGTAGAAATGCTGACGGGGGGCAAGGACTGCAACACAATGAGCCTTAATAGCACCCATGTTACCAATTTTTACAAACAGCTCATCTGTGGGCACTACAGCCACGCCCACATCAAAACCATGGTCTTTTACCTCAAAGACTTCTTGGAGTTTTGTGAGCAAGAGGGCTTCGTGGAAAAGTCGCCTTTTTTCAAACAGAAAATCACCAACTACAAACCCGCGAAAAAAATCACACCCCTAAGCCTTGAGCAGATCAAAACGCTCTTGACCCATTGCAAGGATCAAAAGCTCAAAGCGTTTTTAACCACGGCGTTTTTCACCGGTGCGCGCACCGGTGAGCTTTTAGCCCTGCGCTGGGAGGACATTGATTTTAAAAACGACACCATCGCCATCAGGGCGACTTACAACCCCACAAAGCATGTCCGCCAAACCCCCAAAACCAAGAGTTCTTACCGCCTCATCGATATGCTGCCCGTGGTCAAACAGGCCTTAATGCAACTTGCACACCGCATGGGCGGCTACGAGCCCCACAGGGGCATTTTTGGGCACGGCCGGATGCGTTTGCATAATGTGGCCTACGGTTGGAAAAATTTACTGAGAGAGCTTGGCATGGCACATACAAAGCTTTACACCACCCGCCACACTTTCGCAAGCTTAATGCTTAGCCGCGGCGAAGACCCCTTGTGGGTGAGCCACACACTCGGGCACAAGAATCTAGAAATCACCTACAGGACCTACGCGCACTACATTCCCCAAGATGCCAAACCCCGCGCGACATTTTTGCAAAAGGAGTTTTAATGCAGACCACCAGCGACCCAAAAAAAGTTCTAGACATCCTCCAGTCTTACACCATCAACAATGCCCTAAGCCTGCAGGCCACCGGGCTTTTGTTCTACATTGCCAATATTGATAAGCGTTACCAAGATTTAACCGGCGCGCTTTGCGCGCAGTTTGAGATCACCGCGCGCACTCTTTGGAAATACATTAACGAGCTTAGGAGACACAACATCTTAAACATCCAGCCGCTTCGCGACACGAGGGGAAAGATCACCGGCAGTTATCTTGTCCGCATAAAAACCCCTGACGGGGGCAATTTACACGAATGCGCTTTTTTCAATCCCGCGCGCAGAGATCATAGGAGTTAGCAATGATTATTAAAATTAATACCAACGAGCCTTTTACCCGCGTCTCTAACAACATCATCCAAAACTGCAACTTGAGCGTGCAGAGTATGGGCGTGCTCTTGTTTCTCAAGTCTTTGCCCAGCAACTGGCGGCCAAACACCAAGCACCTTTGCAAGACGCTTAAGCTCTCTAAGCGCACTCTTTGGAAATACATTAACGAGCTCGTCGTCGCGGGCGTGCTCGAAATCGCGCGCATTCGTGTTGCTTCTGGCCAGCTCACCGACGAGTATGCGTTTTTGTTCAAGGAGCCCCACCAAGAGCCACAGATTCTAGAGCTCACAAAACCCCAAGCGCAAGAAGCCCAAGAAGCGCAAGAGCAAAATGGGGGGGGGTTTCTAAATAAAGAAAAAGGCCGCGCCTTTTTCAAAGAATCAAAAAAAACAACCTCCCAAAAATCGGGGTTGTTTCCCCCGGCCGGGAACTTAAATAAGTTGAGTCCTGTAGACTCAAGTATGTTTAGTGTAGTAGACTCAACTTTACTTAGTGATGAAGGCTCAACCTCGTAAGATGATTTAGCCGCAAATAGCTTGGCCAATTTGCTCCAAGAGTTCGAAAAAAACCCCGCTTTAGTGCAAAAACAGCGCACGGGGGTTTTTGCCCCAAAAACCCTTACAAACCCCGCTGGCGACGGGGTTGCTGCCACAAGCACTAAATCTGCACACATAAAAATAAACATGTATAGTAAAAAGAAACATGATCTTTCTTGCGAGCGCGCGTACGCATGTGAGGCCCTGAAGTTCAAGAGTCCACTGAAAAAACACGGTCTGTATGTCTGGCTAAGGAGAAATCTTTTATCGTGGGCACTTTAGAAAAGTTTAAGCAACTAGCGGACATGTGTTTTAACTTCGATACAAGCGCGCTAGAGCCTCACGAGGTCCAGGCCTTAGAAAACTTTGTTTCTTACCGCCGTGAGCATTCTAGGCTATCCTACGGCTCTAAAAAGGCTATCCTTGAACGGATGCTAGAGCTCAAAGAAAAGGGCGAAGACCTGGAGGCCTGTGTGGCCTACAGCATGCGCCGGGGCTATCGTGATCTTTTCCCCTTAATCAGCCCCGTCATTGATCGCTTGGAGGATCAAGACTTCGAGGATCAGTTTCACCCCTTATGGGAGGACCGCGCATCGTTGAGGGCTAGGGGTAGGGAGATGTTGGAATCGATGGAGGAATACGGGGAGGAATACGGCCTTTGTGATTTTGACTCTATCTCAAAAGAGGCGTTTGGGTTCGATGACGAGGAGTTTTATGGGAAAGAAGGTTGGGTGGAACTATGAGGGAGATCAAACGATCGAGGGCTTTAAAAATCCATACGGGGACATTTTTTTTAGAGAAAGGGATTTTAGACCTGCTCGACTTTGTGGCGGACATTGAGGGCCAGAGCCGGGCCATCATTGTGGAGCGGGCTATGCGCTATTGTCTGTTGAGCAAAAGGAGAAAAGATGCCCTTAGTTGGAAAAAGTCAAAAAGGATTTATCGACCCCGCTTTAAAGCCCGTCCGAAAAAAGTTTATGGTAAGTCCAAGGATCATCAGTGGGTTTCGCCGCTTTGCTACCGTTTCAAACTTAAGCCAAAATGCCCTACTCAAGCAAGCCATCTTGGAGATGTTAGAGCAACTTGCCAAGGAGAATTTGCTGGTTTATTCAAAGCTCCTAGAGGAGCAGGAGTTTTTGTCTAAATGGGTAGCAGTATGGAAGAGTTGATCGTACACAGTGCGATCGTTTACCCACAGGATTTAGAGGATTTTATAGAGGGCATCCCCCTAGAGTATTTAGAGCCTTCTAACCGTAAGATCATCGATGCCTTGTTGTCGTTGGTACGCGCCAATAGGCTTGTCAATCGGGAAACGCTGATCTTAGAGCTTGGGGAGAAGTTCTGCCAAAGCCAACGATTCCTGGATGTGTTCGAAGCAGATTACAGTTTGGACTACGCCAACCTAAAGGAGGACTTTAGAAAGTACCTCGGATTGAAGGTACAACGGCGATTAGCGGATGACTTGATCAAGGCATCTTTGAACTCTGAAATCTTCGATGCCGAGTTCATCAACAAGTACATTGCCATCGACCCGGGCCAGGCGGGGGCGAGTTTAGCTGAGTATATTAGAGAATTTGCCCTCCTACCCCCCATGCTCAAGCTTTCTACGGGGGTAAGCTTCTTTGACAAAATACTTAAGGGGGGCTTTGAGGTGGGCCGTTTCGCGCTCATCTCAGGGGACGCTGAGACGGGTAAAACACTGCTTTCAGTGCAGTTTATAGAGTTTATGGCCCGCGAGCACAAGGTGGCTTACTTCACCTTCGAGTTTCCCGTGCGCGGCTATGTCGAGCACCTGAAACAGAGGGGGATCAACTTTCCTGCTGAAAACCTCCACTTAGACGGAAACAGCACGCATATTAATGACTTGTGCGCACAAATTAAAAGCCTAGCCCGTAGGGGCTTTAAGGCGTTTCTCGTGGATTCTCAAATGCGTGTGATGGGCCATGGGGACCCGATCGACGGTAAGGAGGAGTTTGAAACTTCTAAGTTTGCCCAGTTGTCGTCGCTGGCAAAGTCTTTAGAGGTGTTGATCATCTTGATCATCCAAAATTCTAAAGAGGATCCGTTTGCCCCCTTCGGTTCTAAAAAAGGATCTCACGAAGCAGACATCATGTTCCGGATTGAACGGTTAAATAAATCTGAGCTCAAGAAGTTTAGGATTGAGGAGGAGCAAAGTTTCTTGCTCCGGAAGGTGGTGGTCTTGAAAAATAAGCAGACGGGGTTACAGACTTACAGGTATTTTCGGATCGATCAAAGGAGCTTTAAGTTTGTGAGTATTGGCGCTAAATCTGGACGGCCTCGTTTGGGCATGTCGGAAAGTTAGAGGGTTTCCTGGTGGGAAAAGTTGTTTTAAATCTCAGGGACCTTAGGGAGTCTTTGGACATTGTAGAAGTGATCGGGCACTTCATTGAGCTTAAGCGCATAGGCTTTATGTACAAAGCCAAGTGCCCCTTTCACACCGAGCGCACCGCTAGTTTCATGGTCCATCCGCATAAAAGGTTTTTTTATTGTTTCGGGTGTCAAGCTTCAGGGGATGCCATCGGTTTCGTGCGCCAGTATGAGGGTGTCGAGTTTATAGAGGCTGTAGAGCTTGTAGCCCGTTTGTCTAACTTCAACCTCGAGTATGGGTTTAACGCTCGTGTAGAGCCTTTAAAACAAGCTCTAGAGGCCTTAAAGATCCTTAGTGAGCTTGCCAGCTTCGAGCTGTTGGATTCCCCCCAGGGGGCTGGGCCTTTAGAGTATTTGCATCAGCGGGGCTTGAACACCCCTTTGATGAGAGATTTTAAATTGGGGTTTTGTTCGCTAGGGGTTGTTGAAAAAATGCGGCAGAGTTTCTCTGTGGACACCTTGGCTCTTGCGGGCATCTTGAACGACAAAGGTAAGTTCTCGATGCTCTATCGCATTCTCATCCCCGTGCACAACACTAGGGGGGATGTGATCGGTTTTGGAGGGCGTTATCCTTCAAACATCGTACCCCAGCCCTACGCGCGCTATTTGATCTCCAGGAATACAGAGCTTTTTAAAAAATCTAATATCCTCTACAACCTACACAAGGCCATGCCACACATCCTGGAGAAACAACAAGTTATCGTGTGTGAGGGTTTTTTTGATGTCATGGCCTTTGCGCACTTTGGGTATCTTAATGCCGTGTGCAGTATGGGTGTGGCCTTCAGTGAAGTGCATCTAAAAACTCTTATGAAATTGGGCGTTGAAATTGTCTTTGCGTTTGATAACGATGTAGCGGGTCATAAAGCCGCCATAAACGGTTTGGACATGTGTTTTAGGGTTGGGTATGGGTCATGTGCCCTCGTGCGATTTAAGGCTAATTCTGTGCATTCTAGGGCTAAAGATTTAGACAGGTTTTTAAAATCAAATACTAAACCTGAGTTTACTAAAAATGATGGATGGACCTATTTCTGCGGTTATCATATGCGTCCTGAACTTACTTTAGCCCAACGGGATCAGGGTTACGCATTTCTAGAATCTCTTATAGCGTCTTATCCTCCCTTCTTGAAATCTGCATTTCTGTCCAAGTTGCGAAGTTTTCTACCGTTGCAGTCTGATGAGCCTAAAAAAACTTATGCGAATTCTTCAACGACTCCGGATTCTAAGTACTCCCTGGAGGGGCGTATCTTGTGTACCATGCTCGAATCTGAGGAATTTAGGTTTATTTCCTACCGTAACCTATCTACGGAGGATTTCGTACTCAAAGAGGTTTTCTTAGGGATTTTATCGGGGAGTTTGGATGTACACCAAAGGGAGGCTTTAAAGGATCGTTTCATCCCCATTGAATCTAAGTACTGGCAGGTGTGCTTAAGGCGTTTCAAAATGGAGGGTTTAAAGCAGTCTATGCGTGTGGCCATGGATGCCAAGGACTTTAAAATGTTGTGGCTCTTGGATCAAAAGTTAGCCAGTGTTAAACAGGGGATCTAATCTCGAGGCAAATGCGTAATGGAGCGTAGCGTAATGAAGCATTTGCCATGTTTAATTCTTCTTTAATCAGAAGGTGCACCCCAACCCCCGTGTTGCTTTTAGGGGGGGGTGTTTAGCAAGGTTTTTTAAACCCGCTTGGCACTTTCTAGTTAACCCTTTTAATTTTTTGCGCATTTTGCTTAAATTTCAATAAATCTTACAAAAGGTGGTGTTCATGGAAGATCAAGAAGACGGGTTGTTTCCGGGGGCCGCGCGCGATGCACGCGAAAAAGGCGGAAACGGCGGAAACGGCGGAAACGGCGGAAACGGCGGAAACGGCGGAAACGGCGGAAACGGCGAAAGAGGAGCGGAGAGCGGCGGCAAGAGCGGCGAGGGGAGCGCGAGCGCAGAAGAGCAAGAGCTTGAAGCGCTAAAGCAAGAGCTAGCCCAAGTAGAAGCGAGCCTTGAAACCGACTTTGCCCAATACGCCGCAGAGCATATGGAAGAGTTTGAGCAGGACTTTTGGGATGATCGGGTAGGCTTTGTCAACAAACTCCTACAACTGCAAAACAAGTTTCTACAAGAGAGACTGGGCGACAAAATCCAGCGCGCCCAAGAACTGCAAACCACGATCGCCGGCCAAAGCACCACCAAAGAGCTGCAAGCGGGGCAAGAAGCGTTTTTACAAGAGCACCCCGATGCCAATGTCCAAGCCATGGGCGAGTTTTACACCGACGACTTGCCGCCCAAATACAGAAAACAGCTAGACACCCTGAGTGGTAAGGAGTTTTGGAGCGCGCTTTACGAGTTGTACAACGCCTACACGGGGGCGAGCGGGGGGCAAGAAGAAGAAGCGGGCTTACCCAAACGATTAGAGGGCAATGCGGGGCAAGCTAGCGGCGGGGGGCAAGAAATGGTGATGAATAGATTTTAAGAAAAGGATAAAGAAATGCTACAAGGATTAAACGACATCAACATTGGCAATTGGAAGAATGACCCCAATGTGAGCGTGAAGATCGGACAACAAATAGAAGCGGCGAGTTGGAAAAAATCGCCCTTTGAGCCTTTGACGGGGCGCGGCTCTGATCGGGGTGTTAGGACTTATATTGTGGAGGATAACCAGCCCTACAGACCGCGTTTAAAAGCCCAGCTTAGCGGCTCTGGGGTGAAGGGCAACACGGACTTTAATGTCAACTTTGACAATCTAGAGATTCTGTGCCAAACGATTTACCCTGAAGTGGTGGGCAATGCGATTAAAAGCGAGATCAAGCATTACAGCGCGATGAAACACATCGATTTCATCAAAGAAGCCAGCGACAGCCTGACCGAGTGGATCCAAGCCAAAAGGGATCGGGCCCTGGTCTGTGCTTTGAGCAATGATTTTACGAATGTGGTTGTGTGCGATGAAGTGCACGGCTTTAAAACCCCTGAAAAAGCGGCGAATTTGGGCAATTTATACAAGCTCATCCCCGAGTTTACAGCCCAAATCCAAGAAAGAGATACGATGAGCGTGAAGGCGATCCGCCGCGCGATTTTTCAGGCAAGAGCGGGGCTGCGCCACGACAATAAACAAAGTTTCCCCCTAAAACCCATTAGAAGCGAGATGATCACGACGGGTGGGATCACCGTTCAAAACTACAGCTATATTATATTACTTGATAGTTTTGCTATCAACCAACTTAAGAGCGACCCTGAATATCAAGAAATCCAAAAATACGCGGGGGATCGGGGGGCTAAAAACGCGCTGTTTACCGGCATTGTGGGTGTGATCGACAATTGCCCCATTTTGGATATGGGGGTGTGGACCTCTATGAATGTGGGGCTTTTGAACTCAGAAGTTGAAGATGCAGACTTTGAAACGCATTTAAATAAACAAAATGTTACCCGTGTTACGCCGCCTAGCGTGTATGCGGGGAGCGTGCCCGTGTCTATTGGGGCTTTAATTGGGGCCAGCGCGCTGGTGCTTGCGGGCAATGCATCCATTAATTTTTACATCAATGAAACCGAAGACGCGGGGCGGAAAACGATTTGCGGGGTGGATCGCATTCTAGGTGTGAGCAAAGCCCGTTTCAACAGCGCAAACGGCGTGCCCAGCGTTTACGACAATACAGATTTTGCGGTGATAGGGCTTTTCAGTGCAAAGGTGTAGCGTGGAAAATTTGCAGCCAAAGCAGGGTGAAATCACCCTATGTTTAGATTTAGAGAAGAGCGCAAATTTTAAAGTAATGCCCTTTGTGGCGTTGATTTTAGACCCCAGTAAAAGGATGTTTTATGTTGCAGAAAGTCAAAAACATTAGCTATTTATGTAAAGTGCCCTTTGGCCTCGATGAAGAAGAAAAGCAGTTGGCCATTTTGCCCAATGGGGCTGAGATTGTGAGTTTGTCTTTAGAAGTGGTGCACTCTTTAAGCGGCTGCAGTGTGGACATTGGGCTAAAAGAAGACCCCGAGTTTTTCTTTAGCGGTGTGGATTGTGGGGCGAAAGAAGTGGAGGACAGCTCCAAGCCCTTTTGTGCTCTAAAAAATGAAGTGATCATTGCCAACATCAAAGGCTTTAAAGAGAAGAAAAAAGAAGTTAAAAAGCCTGTAACCAAGCCAGCGGGGAGCACAGCGGAACCCAGCGCCCCAGCTAAACCAGCCCCAAAAGAAAAAGAAGAGGAAGAAGAGCCTTTATGTATCTTTCGCATGCAGTACTTCTTGCCCTCTGAAATCACGCTAGAGGTGTGAAGTGGCGGGCTTTAATTTAAACTTAAGCCCGATGATGAGCAAGGCGGCGATGGGCGTAGGGCTAGGCCTGGATGTGCTCAATATCGGTATGGGGCTTTTTAACACCATACAGGGTGCCCAAAACGCGCAAAAGCAAATTAATGAAATGAAGCGGGCAAATGATCTAGCTAGAGCGCAATTTATGGAGGAGACCAAACGATACAACGACAGAGAAGCCGAGCGCATGCAGGCCAATGAGCAAATGGGTCAAAGCGCGAATTTATACGACATGAGCGCTCCAAACGGGGCGCAAGAGAGCGCGCCTATGGAGAGAAATTAATGCGCCCCGTGTATTTTCCCAGCCCCGGGCAAGTGCTTTTAAGCTCTAGGTATGGGGCGATTAAAGCGCGCTTTAGCGTGCAAGGCACAACCACACTGCCCATTAGCGACTATAGCGAGCTTTACGCGTACCAAAACTCTAGCGGGGTGTATAAATTTGCGGTGTGCAGGGGGGAGGGGGTCTTAAATTACCAAGACTACCCTAAAGCCTTGAATTTTTACAATTTGGATTTAACGCTTTTGGATGCGTATTTGGTGCAAGGGCGTTTTTTAGAGGGGGCGGATTTTAGGGCGATAGAACTTGTCAAGGCATTTTTAGGGGTGTGCGATCTCAACATTTCTAAAAATGCCTTGTATTTAAACCCCCCGTTTTTTGAAGAAGTGCAGGAGGTGTTTGTCCATGCTCTCGATTCTTGATGTGATTGACCGCATAAGGAGCCGTCTTAAGGATGATAATTACGATAATTTGCGTTTTAGCACGAATGAGATCATCGACGCGATCAACACCACCTGTACGACTTTGATTTTAGAGTTCAAGCTGAATAAATTTAAACGAAGCGAGTTGTTGACCAAGCAGACTCCTTTTATCCAGTGCCATTACTTGCTAGGGGTGGAAGAGGCGTTGTTTAACACTAAGCCCCTTGAAAGAAGGGTGAGTGTCCCTCAAAATGGGGGGGAATTGTGTTTGCTCATTCAGGGGGATAAGATCAGCGTAACGCCCTTTGTGTCGGGGTTTTTGTCTGTGGTGTATAACTATTACGATCCGCTCACGGGCGAAGAGGGGTTTTTGCCCTTGCCCGATTTGTCCACCAATGCTTTAGTTTACGGCAGTTTGGGGCTGCTGCTAGAAATCCCCACAGACGAGCAAAACATGCAAAAAATCGCGGTGATCAAAAACCTTTACAAAGAAGCGAAAAATGTGCTTGCGCTCTACTTAAACAGCCTTTATTCGAGCAAAAACTACCATTCAAGGGTTGTCCGTGTGTAACTTAATTTTAGATTTTAGGAATTTTGGATACAATAACCCTCGTGGTCAGGCCCGCCTCAAGCGAGCCCCCTATTGGGTTAATATAATGGTTGTGCTAGGACCATCACGACCACGAGAATTACAAGGTATCTCATGTTGGTACTCCTTTCTAAGGAGTTACCCACTTGCCCCTTTGCCCTCTCAGCATAGACTAAACCATGCGATACACCAAAGCACAAAGAAATACCAACACTGTATCCAGTGGCCTTATTATAGCAAAGTCTGTAACTTAATTTTAGATTTTAGGAATTTTGGATACAATAACCCCCGTGGTCAAGCCCGCCTTCACGGCGAGCCCCCCGAACGGGTTAGTATAGCGGAGTGGGTACAAAAACCGCTAAAACCACGAGGATTATTAACAATCTCATACGGGTTTCTCCTTTCTAAGGAGTTCCCCGCGTTCTCCTTTTCCCTCTCAACAAAGTTTAAAACTCTGCGATTCGCCAAGTACCCGAAAGTTAGCCCATATGGTATCCAGTGGCCTTATTATAGCAGAGTCTGTAACTTAATTTTAGATTTAAAAAAATTTGGATACAATAACCCTTGTGAGGGCGAACTCCTTAGAAGGCTCGCCCTTTTTGGTCAGTTAAGTGGCGTTACTAGCACCATTAACAACACAAGGATTACGAGTAATCGCCCCACTCGTCCCCCTGCCTCTCAAACACAGCTAAAGCTATGTGATGCGCCAAAAGCGAAAAAGAAATACCAACACTGTATCCAGTGGCCTTATTATAGCAGAGTCTGTAACTTAATTTTAGATTTAAAAAAATTTGGATACAATAACCCTTGTGATGGGTCCGCCCTTGCGGGCAGACCCCCCGAACGGGTTAGTGTAATGGTTGGGCTAACAAGACCATTACAATCACGAGAATTACAAGGTATCTCATGTTGGTACTCCTTTCTAAGGAGTTACCCACTCATCCTTTTTCCTCTCAAACGCTTTATTTGCGTGATACGCCAAAATGTAGTAAAAAAGAAATACCAACACTGTATCCAGTGGCCTTATTATAGCAGAGTCTGTAACTTAATTTTAGATTTAAAAAAATTTGGATACAATAGCTCGTGTGGCAAGCACGCCCATTTGAATGAGCGCAGATGGGCGTTTATGGTTTCCATGCAACCATCACAGCCACAAGAGCTTTTAACAAGTACATGCCGGTCCTTTATAAGTGGCTTGTTTGGCTCAATTGCCCCCGAAACGACATACAACAAAACGCCAACCGTTGACAAAACGGCAACCGTTGACAAAACGGCAAGCGTTTTACCCTCTCAGCGACAGCCTAAACACGAAGGGGGGGCAATTGAATATTAACCGCTTCATCCGCAATTTTTTAACACTAAGGTCCGCCTTAGAAGAGCAAAACTTCAGCTCTAAAGAACTCAACAACCTCTGTATGCAAGGGGCTTTAGAGTATGAGAAGTTGCACTTGCAAGAAATGCAACAGGGTTTAGAAGAGGCGAAACTAAGCCTAGAAGCCGCCCAAGTGAAGGCAAAAATTGAAATTGAAGTGAGCAATGCTAAGCATGATTTAGAGCTTAAAAGGGCCAATGCCTTAAACGCCTTGATCCAGTGCACCAGCATGCTTAAGAGCTTGAAGGACAACGCCGCGATCAATAGGGCGAATGCCTATGTAGGCTTTTTGCAAGTGGTGGGAAATGCCACCAACACCAGCGCTATAACCTCCCACGCGAATAATGTGATCCGCACCATTAACCAAATTGGGATCGCCAACACGAATGGGCGGTTAGAGGGCATTCTAGATCGCTTAGCAAACGAGTTAAATACCCTAGACCCCCTGCAAGATGTCGGCCAAGATGTGCAGGTGTTCGCCCAAAGTTTAGAGACCTTGCCCGGCCACCCCGTGAAGGTGTGGGGCATTAGCCTTTTAACCAACTCTACCGATCGCTTTAGCGTGGATGGCCGTTATATTTGCAGCGGCACTAGCATGCTTTTTAGCCAAAACGCCCCGGGCACTTACGCCATCACCTTCAGCAGTTCAAACAACAAACACAGCGTGAGCAAGACGATCAATATCCAAGTAAACGCCCAAGAATTGCCCACACAACATAAAAGGAGCTAGCGATGGCGCAAGATGATTTAGAAGAAAACCAAAACCAAGAAGCCCAAGCGCAAGACATAGAAGAAGAAACCCAAGCGCAAGAAGAAGGGACAGAAGAGCAAGAAGAGGTAGAAGCGCAAGAAGAAGCCCAAGAAGCGCCAACTAAGCTGACACACGAGGAGCAAGAAGCCCTAGAGAGGAATCAAGAGGCGATCAAAAGGGCAGAAGATGCGCTAGCTCTTATGCGCGTGTCGCTAGCCGCGTTTGAAAACGAGTTGCAAGATGGGGTGGGCAAACTAGCCGATGCCCAAATGCAAAATGAAGCGGCAAAAGAGCAGATCGCCCATTTAAACACCGCCCTAGAAGAGGTCAAAGCCGCCCAAGACAAGGCCGATCTAGCCCTAGACATCGCCAAACAAACCACCCCCTTTGAGAATCTAGAAGGTTTGCCCCGCCCCCCTGATTTGGCCAGTTTGGCTGATTTAGAGCTAGACTTGCCCAGCACGGGTCAAATCCAAGAAGATTTTATGCGGCTCTTAGAGGAGTCTTTGAGCAAAAACGACAATTGGAAAGAGCAAATCTATTTCAGTTTGCAGGGCGTGCACCGCATTTTAAGCAGTTTTCAAGCCCTCAAAGATTTATACGCCAAAGCCGAGCTCATCAAACCAGACCTTGAAAGCGGGGTGAATTTTGCCAGCGCCCAAATCGCTTACATCAAAACTCTAATCGGCGATTACAATGCCTACTTTGACGAGTTTAACGCCGTGATGTTGCGCAACAACGATTTGATCGTAAAAAACTTTGATCTGGTGTTGGCCCAAATAGAGATCGTAAAGAAACTCTTAGATCGGGTGGGCAAAGACGCGGATGGAGTTTTGGCGATGAAAAACATGGTGTTAGCCCTCTTAGAGAAATTAGAAAGCCTAGAGGACACCAAACAAGAGCTTTTAGAGACCAATAAGAAAGCGCGCATTTATATCCAACAGATTAAAGAGCTTGCCAAAGAGTCTTTAAACAGCATTAAGGAAAACACCGCCACAACTCTAACCACCATAAGCGCGCTAGAAGCAGATATCCAAACCAAGCTTTTAGCCAAAAGAACCGAAATTTTAGACGAAATCGATGCCTTGAAAGAGGGCATTGAAGACAGGGCAAATGAGCTTTCAGGTGCCCTTGAAGAAAAGATTAATGAATTTGAGCAAGCCGTGTTGTCGCAAGTGGAGCTAGCCAAACTAGCTGTGCAGGCAGTGCAAAGGGTGCGCGACCACCTAGAAGCGTTAAAAATCTCTGTGCAAGAAAATTACGAGGAAAAGCTGGACCTTTACAATGCAACCGCCTTGCAAAAACTCGAGGAATACAACCAAAACGATCTAGATAAAACCACCGCCTACAACACCAACCACGAGGAAAAGCTCCAAATTTATAATGACAACGACGCGCAAAGGTTTGAGGAGTTTAACAACAATGCCAATTTGCGCCTAGAGCAGCACAACGATCAAGCAGACGCGCGCCTTGAAGAATACCGCATTAATGATGTGCAAAAACTCGAGGAATACAACCAAAACCACCTAGCCAAACTGGCCGCCTACAACCAAAACTACGATCAGCACACGGCCGACTTTGACACCACCAGCCTGCTTAAAATGGAAGAATTCACCCAGCACACGGCCGATAAAATCCAAGAGTACATGAGCGCGGCCGATGCCAAACTCGCCCAAGTGCAAGAAGAAGTGCAAGACTTCAACACAGGCAATATGGAAAAACTAGAATCGTTTAAAAACACCATCGATCGCAAAATCCAAGCCTATAATGAAAACGCCACCCAGCAAACAAAAGAGTTTGACAAAAACTACACCCAAAAGCGTAGTAGTTTCACCACGCTATCCGACGAGCGCTTAAGAGAATATAATGAAAACCATTTGCAGAAAATGGCCGACTACGACGCGAATGACGATCAGAAGTTTAGAGAATACAATGACAACCACGATGCCAAATTCGCCAGCTTTAACGAAAACGCGCGCTTGAAGTTGGAGGGGGTGCAAGCAGAGATCGACCGCTTAAATGCCCCCAATCTTGAAAAAATCGAGGGGTTCACACAGAGGGTGGATCGTGAGATCGCGCGCTTTAACGACGCAAAAGAAGCCAACATCAGCGCGCTAGAGACCAGTTACGCCCAACAAAGCGCGGCTTTAGAGACCAGCTACACCCAAAAAACAAGCGCGCTAGAGACCAGTTACACCCAAAGCCACACCCGTTTAGAAGAAATGCAAGCCAATATCCAAACAAGATACGATGAAGTGGACTACAATTTGAAGCAACTTAAAGGCTCGTTGATCTTTGAAATGGAGCAAAACAGCGTGCTGGCCCCCGTGGCGGATTTACAAAGACAAATTGACCAGCTCAGAGGCCGCTCTTATAGCCAAACGCCTTTTTCTTGGATATTTTGGGATCACCGGTGCAACACCACATGGCGCGTGCCCGTGGACATCGATGTTTGTTTTGCCTTTGTGCAGGGGGGCTATAGCGCTGCAACTTCTTTTGACAGATTTGCCACCGTGCAGGCTAGAAAAAGCCGATCCCTTTTTGTGAATCTTGTGGGCGACGAAGTCCTTAATATCAGTGTGGGTGATGGGGGAATTGTGCACCTATCTTATAGTTTAAGGAGAAGTTCATGATCCCTGACATCACGGCGGGGCGGGGCGCTCTAGCCGCAATGGTGCAAAATATCGGCAATTTAGCCCAAGCCCACGCCCATTTAGCCAGAGTTACTAGCGACACCCAAGGGCATTTAGCCAACATGGCCAGCAAATACCATAATCTAGCCCTAAGCGCCGAGCAATTCAACTACCAAAAAGAAAAGGACGCTAAAGAGCACGGCTTGAAACAAGCGGCCTTTGAGCAACAACAAGCCGAGCACGCCGATCGTTTAGACCTTGAAAAAGCCCGTTTAGATTTGGCCAAACGGCAGCAAAACAGCCAAGAGAAGCAATGGCAACAATCGTTCGGGTTTAACAAACAACAGGCCGATCGCAGTTATGGTTTAGAAAAGCAAAGGACTAGGGCGGATGTGGCCTACAAGGGCGCGCAAACCGCCAACACGAATGCCGACACCTACATGCGCGGCTTTGTGGCCTCTAGCAGCACCGACCCACAAGCCATGGTCTATGGAAACCGCCTCATGCAACAAGTGGGCGGGGGCTTTAAGGGCACCAAACCCTCTTTAAAAAAGCCCTTGCAGCTTTTCAAAGACCCCAAAGCCCCGCCAAAGTTTGGGGATTACAGCCTTAATCCTATGGAGCGTGGCTAGTGCAGGGGATACAAAAGGAGCTGGTGTTAAGGGCTTTGGCTAAAAAAGATTTTTACAGCTTTGTCAAACTCAAATGGGAGCGCTATAACCTAGCCCCCTTCATGGACAGCTGGCACATCAAATATTTATGTAAAGTCCTAGAGTGCACCCAGCCTAGCACAGCAGATGGCGCGCTCATCACGCGGCTTATGATCAACATGCCCCCCAGCTATGGAAAAACCGAGATCATCGCAAGGTGCTTTATCGCGTGGAGTTTGGGGCTTAATCGCGCGCGCAAATTCTTCTACATCAGCTACTCTGACGACTTGTGCCGCAAAATCGCCAACCAAGTAAGAGACTTGATGAAGTCCAAATTTTACGCCCAAGTTTTCCCAGAGCCTTTAGAGTTTTTGCAAGACAACGCCCAAGAGTTCGTGTTAAGAGAAGGCGGCGGGCTCTTTGTAACCACGCTCAAAAGCGCGCTTACCGGCTTTCACGCCCACCAAATCCTCATCGATGACCCGATCAAAGTAAGCGAAATGGCGAGCAAAACGGCGGTTAAAAGCGTCAATTCTAACTTTAAAGAAAGTGTGCTTAGCCGCTTGCAGGACAATGAGAGCAACATCACGATTTTAATGCAGCGGCTGGGCTTGAATGATTTATGCGGGTTTTTGCAAAGCGATCGGGAGTTTGACCCAGAGACGATTGAAAAATGGAAAGTGGTGAAATTGCAAGCCCTGAATGAAGAAGCCCAAACCTACAGCATTAAAGATTTTAGCTATGAGCGGGGGGCTAATGAGCCGCTTTTTGCCGCGCGCCACAACTTAGCCGAGCTGCAGGCTTTAAAATTGCAAATGGGCAATGACGAGTTTAGTGCACAATACCAGCAAGAGCCCATCGCTTTAAGCGGGGGGTATTTTGATGAGCAATTGTATACAAATATCTTTTTGCACGAAGTGGGCCAAGCCAGTGTGTATATTTTTGTGGACAACGCCATTAGCCTGAAAGAGAGCGCAGATAACCGCGCCGTGGTGGTGGTGGGGGTGGAAAATTATAAGGGCTCTTCTCGGTTTGTGGTGATGGATTGCTTTTGTGGGGTGTTTAGCGAAGAGCAAACCATGGCGTGCATTTTAGAAGCAAAGAGCCGCTATCCTGAAGCTAAAACCTATATCGAAAGCGATGGCGGGGGGCTCACTTTGCACCGCCTATTACTCGTGGAGCTGGTCAAACACAACCAGCGCGCCAAGGAGCAAGGCAAAGCCCCCTTAAACGATTTGATCTATTGCTACACGCCCAGCCGCAAGGTGAGCAAGGTTGAGAAAATCAAAGCCATCCGCCCCTTTTACAACACGGGCTTTTTGGTCTTTGCCCACAGCTGCCACAACCAAGAGCAGATCAAAAAGGAGCTTTTTAGCTTCAATCCGGACAAACCTTTTAGGCAGGACGATTGCATCGACGCGATCGCAAGTTGTTTAGCCCACCCAGAAGCCACCGCCCCCGTGCAACCTTCCACGGCTAGAGAATCTGCCGTTTATAAACGGCGCACTTGGCGCATATAAAAAAATTTTAAGTTTCTTTTGTTAGAATGCGCACGGGCTCGTTGTAATTCACATGCATTGGGATTTAGGTTCTGCCGTGTGGTGCTTGCACCACACAATCAGCATTTAAACTTAAGACGCTTTTAAACCTCCATCTACTCCTTTTTGAATCATTCAAGGCAGGCCTTAACCTTTGCTTTGGGTGGGCTTTTTGCTTAAAATGGGAAACTTCTGTTAATTGGAGGTGTTGATGCAACTTTATAACAAAGTGCAAGAGCTTTTAGAAGCCAACAAACAGACCAGACAAGAGAGCATAGCCCTTTTAGAGCAGGCCAGAACCACCCTCATCACGCATGTTGATGCCCGTTTCAAAACGGCCATGGACACTCTGGATGCCAAAATTGCCCAAAGGGTGCGAGAGCAAATGCAAGCGGCCAGAGTGGATGCCAATTTGCCACAAATCTTAGAGCGCAAAACAGAAGAAAAGCTGCAGGAGTTGCAAGCGGGTATCCAAGCGCAAGCATTAAGCGGGCTTATAAACGGGGTGCATAAACGGCAACTTGAAGAGCGCTTAAGCGCGGCTATGCAAAGCGCGCTGCAAGAGAAATTAAGCCAAATGGCTAACCACTATGGGCAAGAAGCCCTAAGCCAAATGCATATGAGTGGTCGCGCGCTGCAAGAAGACTTTTATTCCCATGACAAACCCGCGCTTTTAGAGGATTTGAAAGAGCAAATCAAATTAGATACACAAGACTTTTTAAGCAAAGCGGGCCAAAGCCTAGAGAAAAAGAGCCGCCAGCTTTTGGCAGACACCAAACAAAAAGCCCAGCTTGGCTTTAGCGTGCTCAAGTCTGCGGCCCTGCAAGAGTTTAAAGCGGGGCTTACAGAAGATTTAGAAGAGCTAAAAGCCACGCTTTATGGCCAATTTGAAGAAATTAAAGAAGAAGCCAAGCAAGAAATGCAAGCGGCCGCGCTCTTGGTCCAAGAAGAGGGCAAGGGCGCGTTTGAAGAGGCTTTAGGCCAAGAGATGACCGTTTTTGTGGAGAAAACACAGGGCTTTATGGACTTGTTGCACCAGCGGCTAAGCGCCGTTTTAGAGCAGGACTTTACAGAGCCTTTGCGGTTGGCGTTAGACAGATTAGACACGCAATTTTTACACGAAAAAAGAGAGGGGTTTTTTGGGCAAGTTGAAAAGGATTTAGACATTATTTTAAACGAGCATTTAGACAGCACCACGCCCCCGCGCTTTAGATTTTTGGCTAAGCAATTCTTTGAAGAGAGCAACAACATGCGGCTTTTTAGGGAAATGCAATTAGAAGCCCAGTTGCACTTAAGCGCGCTGTTCCAAAGCAACGCCCTTAAGATTTTAGAAGAAGAGAGCGCTTATTTGCGGCATAAAAAATTAGAGGAGTTGGAGTTTAATAACAAAGTACGCATGGGCTTGAAACGCCAAGAGCTCATCAAAAAAGGCATCATTGAAGTGCAAGAAGTGAAGAAAAAGGGCACCAAAGCCCATTTATGGGATCGCTAATGGGCGCGATTTCACAATTAGCCCACACCGCGGGGACATTATTGCCCACGGATGAAAATTTAGTGATCGGGGCAAGTTCTGTAAGCCACCTAAGCTCTGCTTTAGAGCAAATGCCCGATTTAAGCGGCTATCTTAAAGAAACCCCCCAAACCAAAGAAGCCCCGCCACCTGCTCTCGATCTAAACGAACAAGCGGGGAGCAGTGCCAGCACGGGCATTAAAGATTTAGATAGGCGGGTGAAAACGGGCGATTTAACGATGTTTGATTACTACCTAGCTAAGAATTATCTAGGCATCGACTTAAATGCCCAGGTTAACGGCTCTGTAGAGTTGCGCCAAAAAATCGCCAACCGCACGCAGGCCACCCAAAACATGTACCAAACCCTAAAAGCCCTAGATTTGGGCGATGGTTTGATCAACAAGTTTCAAGAGAACAGCGGGATTTACAGCGGGCTTAGACGCAAATTAAACGAGATGACGGGCGGGATTATTGGGGTGAATGCGAATACGGCTGAGTTTATGACAGCCATGGGGCAATATGTTTACTCTTTAGCGAGCGCGATCAATGGCGGGGGCAAGATCACGAACCAAGCGGTGAACGATGCACGAAACATTATTGACGCGGGTTTTAGGGGCAAGGAGGAAAACACCGCTAGAATGGGCGAAGCGCAGAGCATACAGCTTAAGTTGTTAATGCGGCAAATGGGGGAAGTGCAGGCTTTGGGCGGGAAAATCCCCAAAGAAGCCCTAGATGCCCTAAATAAATACCGCCAAAAAAACGACTACATCAAAAAGACCAATGGCAAGATCGACAAGCACACTTATAGCAAGATAGGAGGACAATGATGAGCGGTTATGTCTTTAAAACCGATAACGCCTATGATTGGGGCTATAGAAACAACACGAATGCGCCTTTTGATCTGATCTTAGACATCCAATCCCACCCTTACACCTACCGGAATGGGTGCAGCCTGCAGCTATCCACCAGCGATGGCAGGTATAATTTAATCATCAATGGGGGAGATGCCAATGACACTGATAACCAAGGAAACCATGTTGGCAAAAGGCGGGTGGTGATCTTAACGCTCTTGCCCGGGGCGGGCGTGAGTGTTTTAGAGAGATGGGATGGGGTGCGCTCGGCGTTTTCTCTATCAGTGTTTTTAAAGGATTGTTAATGGGCGGTAGACCAGCCAGATATACAGATAAAAAAGAAGCGGTGCGCCAACAATACGAGAGCACGCAAACGACTTATGCCGAGCTTTCAAGGGTGCACCAAGTCCCCTATGGCACGATCGCTAAGTGGGTGGTTTCTGAGCAGTGGAAACGATACACAACTGAAGGCTACAAGGCTAAGAAAGTCGAATGCAAGGCGTATTATGAAACGCACCAGATCAGCTTAACAGACTTGGCTAAGCAATTTGGCGTTTCTGCACAGACGGTCGGCAAATGGGCTAAGGAGGGGAAGTGGGAGCCTTATAAAGTGGCCAAAGAAGTAGAAGTGGAGGTGTTGACAGATAGCATGCTCACGCATAGCGTGGACACCTTCATCGGCTCCAAGAAAGAAGAAATTAAAGACAGCATTAGATCGAAACTGCAAGAGGCTAATCTTGATCCAATTGTGCTTGAAGCTTTGCTAGAAACCTCCAGCGATGAGCTGTTGATGAAGGCGATGAATTTAAACTACATCAATAAAAATATTTTGCTAAGCGCGGTGATCGCTAAGGATGAGCTCATGCGCATGGTCGCCTACAATGCCGACAACCCTAAAGGCAATCCAGTCATCATCGGGGCGGCTGAAAAGGTGGCTAAGATGTTTGCCGACCTGAAAATTAGCCTTTTTGGCAAAGAACAGGGCGTTTTACCCGCCCCGCAAATGCAAAACGATTACAGCAAAATGACCACGGACGAGCTTTTGCAGTTGGCCAACACCCTCGAAGAAGAGCAGCAGGGCTAATTTTGCGGCTTGGCTCTTGGCTTGCTGCTTTATTTTTAGTGGGCTGCAGCCCTTCTGTGGTTTATCAAAAGGTCTATTTGCCCACAAAATGCCATGTCAAAAAAGCCCCTAGGCCTTCTGCTGATTTAGACACCCTAGAATACCTGCAAGAACTTTTAGTGTATGTGGAAATTTTAGAAAAAGATTTGGAGCACTGCACTAAACAAGAGCCCCAAGAAACCCCCAAATAGCCCACTTAAGGGAGCTTTGGTAGAATATAGTATTGGCACTTGGTTATCTTTACCGCGATTGGCGTCCTGCAAATGGGTTTTTAACTTGTTTGTGTAGGGGGCGGGTAGATAGTGGGCAAAAAACGCATCGCGTTTTCTCCCGAGAAAGGAGATAACCGATGGCTAAACTGCTAATAATCCTAGCTTTTGTAGTTGTCTTCGCGGAACAACTGCATTAAGCTCAACACAAGCGTTAAACGCTTGCACCGCTTAAGTGCGGTGGGCTAATGCTAGGGTTATTGTGCCAAACAATCTCTTAATTTTCCATATGTCTTTATTTTGTAAGTGCCTAAAAGTCCAGTCTTTGGGTTTTAGTGCCCTAAAATAGGGGTTTTTGTATTAACCCTTGCAACTCTTGCGCGCTTTTGCTATAGTTTGCGTGTTCTTCTTACACGGAACTTGCCCACCTTAGGAGCGCTTAGAACTTCCAAGGTTTTTGTTTCTTTCGGTGGGCTTTTTTAAGGTTTTATTTTGAGAGACTTTAGCACCCTTTTAAGAGATTTCAAAAAAGACCAAGACAAAGCCTCTAAATCTATCCAAGAATTTAAACAAGCCAAAGCCTATTACCACGGCAATCAGTTACCCCCAGATGTGCTCTCCATCATCACCGAGCGCGGCCAAACGCCCATTGTGGAAAACATTTATAAAATGATTGTCAACAAAATCATGGGCTACAAGATACAGAGCATTCAAGAAGTCCGTTTGACGCCCCGCCAAGAAGAAGACAAGCCTCTAGCGGATTTATTAAACGACCTTCTTAAATACTTTTCCCAAAAGAAAAATTACGATAAGGAAATGATCAAGCGGGATAAGGATTTGATCATGGGCGGGTTGGCGGTGGTGGAGCTGTGGGCGGTGGATGATGGCGGGGGCAATATCGACATTGAGATCAAGGCTTTAGACCCGCAAAGTTTCATCATCGATGCCTTCAGCACGGACAGCAATGCCCTAGACGCGAGAAGATTGCACAAGGTGATGCAAGTGCCCGAAGAGAATGCCAAAGATATTTTGGGTGGCGTGGAAATTGTTTATGACAATGGGGGGGATGATGAGCGCATGGCGATCATCATCGAATCGTGGGTTAAGGAAAAACACGGGTGGGATCGTTATTTGTGGAATCAAGAGGGGGGCATTTATTTACACGAGCCCACCCCCTTTAAAAACAAAATGCACCCCTTCATTGTGGCCAAATTCTACACCGATGAAGAGGGTAATTACTATGGGCTGTTTAGGGATGTTAAGCCCATGCAAGATTACATCAACTATGCCGAAAACCGCATGGGAAATATGATGGGCTCTTTTAAGGCGATGTTTGAAGAAGACAGCGTGATCAACATCGATGAGTTTGTAGAAACCATGAGCCTAGATAACGCCATTGTGAGAGTGCGCCCCGGGGCATTGAAAGATCAAAAAATCCAATTCTTAAACAATCAAGCCGACATCGCGGCCTTAAGCCAAAAGAGCGAGCAAAAGCGCAACTTGCTGAAAATCCTAGCGGGCTTAAATGATGAATCTTTAGGCATGGCCATTAACCGCCAAAGCGGGGTGGCGATCGCGCAGCGGCGGGAAAGCGGTTTAATGGGGCTGCAGAATTTTTTAAAGGTGAGCGATGACATGGACAAGCTGATCTTTGAGCTAGCCGTATCGCTCATTAGCCACTATTTCACTAAAAAACAAGTCTTTAGGATTGTCGATCCTAAAGTGGGCGATCGTTACTTTAGCATTAACTCTAGTGAAAACAACCGCATTAAGCCCTGCAAGTTTGATTTGATCTACAAAACCCAACTTAAAACCGAAAGCAAGGATGAGCGCTTTAGCCACTGGAACGAGCTTTTAAAGGTGATTGGGCCAATACGCCCCGATCTAGTGCCCCATCTTCTGCCCTTAATGCTTAAAGACATGGATAGCCCCATTATCGCTGACATTCAAGAGGTGCTGGCCCAAGCCGAAGAAGCCCAAGCCAAACAGGCCCAGGCCAGCGCGCCCTATCAAGAGCAGCTGCAGGCTTTAGAATTAGAGAAATTAAAAGCGCAGGTGATCGAATTGCAGGCCAAAGCGCATAAATACACGCAACAAGGTGAGCTGGTGCAAAGCCAAACCACCACAGAGCAAATCGCCCACGCCCAGCACGCCCAAAACCCCGCCCCGCAAAACACCCCCAAAGGCTCTAAGTGGCAAAAATACCCCTCCGCCCAGCATTTGGAGTATTAGCCACAGCATTTTCCAGCGCGCTTTGAAACTCTTAGCTTTAGCTAGGGGGTTTAATTTGTTTTTTGTTTCAGTTTTATTTAAGTGCTAGAATCCAGCTAAACCGTTAGGGCCGTTTGACATACTCCCCATAGCTAAAGCTAGGGGATTGAAGGTCTCATCAAGGCTAGCCCGCTAGGCGGGTCTTACAGCTTCTACTCCAAGAGTGGATGCCCCCACTCTATGAATATTCACACTTGCGTTTAAATCTCTATCCAAAGAAAAGCCACAAGAGAGACAATGAAATACCCTATCCTTTAGGCTCAAATCCTCTTTAAGTGCCCCACAGCTAGAACAAGTTTTAGAGCTAGGATAGAATCTATCAATCTTAACCACTTGGGTTTTTCTCTCCAAGAGAGCCACAAACTCACTAAAAGCCAAATCATTGATCTTGCGTCCCCAAAGTTTAACCATACCCTTCAGGTTTAAATCTTCAATGAAAGTAGTGGTGTACTAGCTAAACCATGGGCAAGCTTGTAGAAAAAGTCTGTTCTCAGATTTTTGATTTTTCTATAGCAACCTAGCAAGCCTTCATCTAGCTTTTAGGCGGTTATGACTGCCTCTTTTCTTTTTAGAGAGAGAGCGATTACAAGCGCGAATCAAAGGCAAAAATTTAGAGAAAAATAAAGGTGATGGGATTTGCGTGCCATTAGAGCAGGTGAGAAATGTCTTTAACCCAAAATCCAGCCCCACGCTGTTACCGCCTGCGGGCTTAGGGTTATCTTGCACTTCACATACAAGGCACAAGAAAACACCGCCTAGATGATCCCTTTTAATGGTTAAAGTTTTAGGCTTGCCTACAAGGTTGTAGGTTTTGACAAACTTAAAAGCATAGCCATTAAAAGAGATAATATTATTTTAGATTTTATAGCCCACTTTGCTTTTGAATGTGAAAGATTGATGCAGAGCCACTTTTTTAAACCTAGGTGGTCTGCCTTGCTTTTTGAAAAAGCGTTTGTAGGCTTTGTCTATTCTTTCCACTAGCTCCTGCAAGGTTTGAAGCCTAGAGATTTTAAAAAGCTAAAGCGTGTTGTTCGTTTTAGTTTAGTGATGTGCTTTTGCAGAGTATAGAGCTTTAAGTGTTTTTTGTAGAGCCTATAATACCTCTTATGCAAAGCGACACAATGGTTATAACAAATGCCATAAAAGCGCAGAAGTTTGCCGATGTGCTTATTTTTGCTTGAATTGTAGAGTTTCTGCTTGTAGGCGATTAACATAGTCTTTCCACTTGTTTTTTTGTTTAGGTCTTTCAGAGTTTTGTTGGTTGGCGATGTATTGTTTAATTACTTCCAAAGGCGCACCCCCTACAGAAGAAATAAAACAAGAGTTTGTCCATAGTGTAGGCAATCTAGTTCTCAAGTGCGCAAACTCTTGTCTTAAAAGGCGACTACTTCTACCCTTAGCCGTCCTGATAAACTTCATCACTCCAAAGCTCGGATCAACTTCTGCTAAGATGTGGATATGGTCTTTGTCTGTCTCCATTTCTAAAATCTCCACCTCTAGCTCTTGTGCCACTTCTAAAATGATTTGTTTTAACCTTATCTCTACCTGATCTACAAGAACTTTTCTCCTGTATTTGGGACACCACACAATATGGTATTTGCAAGAGGGGTTTAACGCAGAGCGTTAGACAATATTGTTGTTGCTTTTGTATTTGATGGTTTGCATGAAGTGTATTATACAAATATAATATTAACTAATACTTTAAAGTGGATATTTTTTATTATGCTCTAAAGAGCATGCGCCTTAATCCGCCTAGCTAAAGCTAGGGGCTTTACGGCGCGGTTGGGTAAAGACGCGTTTATGCATTTGCTCGACGATTCTAGGCTTAAATGGATTTAAGGAAGTGTGCCTTTGTGGAGAAGTGAGGAGTTGTCCACAAAGACCCCAAGGGTTGCTGTACGCACGCTGGATATTAACTTTTATTTTTTTAAACACCGCTTAAAATTAATCTTCATCTGCGCCGTTGTCCATTTTGATGTACTCTTTCTCTGCCGCCCACTCCATCGCGGTCGCCAAAGAGTCGAATAAGTCTTGTTTCTCTTGCTCATAGGGGGCTAGTGTTTCTTGGTTGGTGCAGAAAAACACGGCTTGAAAATCAATGCCCGCTTCTTTGGCCCGCTTTTGGGCTAGGTTAAAGGGGCGCTCTCCTTCTGTCGCGTCTAAAAAATGCACGCCAAAGCATTTCCAATAATCATAACACCACTGAGAATAAGCCCGCCTAATGCGCTCGTATATTTCATCGCTTAGGGCGTTTTGGGCCTCTGGGTTGTTTCTAATGGCCTTGAAGTGTTGGGCTCTTGCACCCATTCTGGGGGGGTCTTTGTGTTGGGTTTTGTATAAAATTGCGTTCTTGTTCTTTTTGCTCTCCCAGTAGTTGATGTAGGCTTCTCGTTTGTCTTTAGTGCCAATTATTTTATCATGCCACTCGCTCTGCTTATTGTATTTGCTGTACACGCTTTTTTGTCTTTGGATGTCTTTTAGTTGCCCATCCGCCCCGATGATTAGGGTATCATCGAATGTGAAAAATTTGTCTTCATAATGCCCGCCCTTGATTTGGATATACCCTTTAGGCCCATCCTCGTGCAAGGGCACATCCACCAGCGGGGGTTTTTTTATATTGTCAAATAGGGGCAGTCTGTGCCCGTAGTGGTAAAACTCCATCTTTTTTAGGAAACGCCAAGAGTTGTAGCCATCAATACGGGTGTGCACCATCGTTTTTAAATTGTGGTTGACGATCCGCACAAAGCCTTTGCGGTCATAATGCCCAAACCTTTCTGCACTTAGTTTGGCAAAGCCTTTTTCTATCGCCTGCATGCGCTCCTTGATTTTATTTTCTAGGGCGGTTTTGATGTACTCCTCGTTTGCCTGAAACTTGGCATCGGGAAAGGGGTTTTTGATGTTGTCGTAGTGGGCGTTTCCCGGGCCGTATTTGTGTTGCGTGGTGCCGATGATTTCGCTTAGTCCATTGCTGTTATAGCCGTTGTTGATGCCCTTCATGCAATTTGGGGCTTCTAGCCCCGCCTTGTAGCTTAACGAGCCCGGGTTTTCTGCTTTATAAATCTTGCCTTCAGGGAAAATATCATAAGGAGAGTAGATGAGAAGCCTTGTCGTTTTTTGCGCGCCCATCTTTTGCGCTTCTTCTAACAAGGCCTTAGCGGTGCTAAAGCCGCTCACCGAGCCGCTGTAAAAAGCCGCATTGCCCTTGATTTCTTCATCTATGAGAATGCCCGCCATTGTGCCCGCGATTGTGCCCACCCCGCCTGCCACGCCAATTGTGGCCACCGTAGCCCCTAAAGGCGTGCCAATGCCCAAAGTAAAAACGCTCACCAACACCCCAGCCACAATGGAAAAGATCGCTTCAAACAACGCCCCCAAAAATTTAAACAGGTTTTCAGGTTTGGTGAAAATGTCGGTGAAGACCACAAAATGTTTTTCGGCTTCGGCTTTCGCGGCCTTTTTGGCGTGGTGCATGATCGCCCACTCGGGGATGTCTAGCCCGTATTCATCGCGGATTTTGCGGTATATGCTGGAGCGTTCGCGCACCTTTTTTCTATAAAACGATTGGTATTCACGGCCAAAAATGCCTTCTCTACCAAAGGTTAAAGGCATTAAAGTTCGATCGCCACTTTAAACAGGGTTTCTAGGTTTTTGGCTTGCTGGATTTTGTCCCGTAGTTTGTGCCGCTTGCCCATCAATTTCGCAAGCTCTAGGGTGTAGTCTTGGTGTTTTTGCAGGATTTTAGACACAAGGGCTTTTTTATCCTCGCCCCTGCTTTGGCTCAGTGTGTCTAAAAAGGGCGTGGGAGCGGTGTTGTCTTGGTTAAACTCTTGCGCTTCTTGGTATTGCAGCTCATAGGTCAACACCTCTTCAAAGGGCGTAAAATCTTCTTGCATTTGGGCGGCTTTCTCATCAAACACCGCGTTTAGTTCCTCTAAGCCCTTTCGTTTGGCCGTGGCTAAGTCCAGTGGTTGCAGCACTCCATTAACCACCACAGAGCCCACGCCGTAAAATTTTTCTTTGCCTTTTTGTAGCTCGATGAGTTTGAGATCGTCCTTGTTGTAAACGGGCAAGTCTGCGCCATTAATGATGTTGACCACGCGGTTATCTTGGATCACGGCGTATTGGTGATCGGGTTTACAAGTGCCCTTAGAGTCGTGTGCCACCACGGGCACTGCTTCTTGCTCTTCTTCTGCTTGCTCTTCTGTGTCTTCTGCTGCTTCTTGCTCTTCTTGGGCTTCTTCTTGCAACTCTTCTTCAGTTTGGCTTGCTTTTTTCTTTGCCATCGCTTTCCTTTGTGTTTTTTGCATTTAAGCATAGATGAAAAAACCCCGCAAGGGTTAACCCTTTTTTATTCTTTCATTTTCCCCTAAAATGGGGCTAAAGGGTGAATATGGCAACTTTAGATTTTGAAAGATTACGGCAAGATGGGATCAGCAAGAAGGCGGTCTTAGACTTTGTTAAAAATAATGAGAACAACTTTAATTACCAAGAGTTAGAAGACTTTTATAGAAAAGAGGGGCTAAACCCCACCCAAATCACCAACGCCCTTTACCATGATTTGGTGAGTTTCACAGATTTGGACTTTGCGCCTTTAAAGCCTAAAGAGCAAACCCCAACCACACCCCCGCCCCCAGAAGCCCCGCATACGCCCATTGAAAAGAGCCTTGATTTAGCCCCCACCAAAGAAGCCGAGCCTAAAGCGCACAACTTCATCCCCCTTTTGCCCCAAAATGCCCCTACAGGAGCAAAGCCTACTAAGTTTGCAGATGCCAAAGAAGCTTTAGCCCAAATCCAAGAGAAGGCCAAAGCCCTACAAAGCGGCTCCAACTGGTTTAAACAGGCCTTAAGCACGCTCGACTTTCAAGACGAAAAGCAGAGAGAAGAAAACTTGGCGTTTAAAGATTTGGTGCAAATGGGCATTGAGCACAACCTCCCTTACGAGCACTTGCCCGCCCCCGTGCAAGACTTTTTAGCCCGCCAAAAGCGCGCCAACTTAAGCGCGTTTAACCCTTTGGATTGGGCAGAAATTGTAAGCGGCGTGTTTGAAGGCGGTAAGCAGGCGTATGAGCAAGAGAAAATGCGCCACAGCATTTTACAAGTGCAAGACCCTAGTAAGCTCACCAAAGAGCAGCAACACCAAATTTTTAAAGACCGCAATTTTTTAGAAAACATCATCGACCAGTTTGGCGACCCTAAAAAAGTCCTCAAAGAATACCAAGAAGTTTTAAAGAGCGCGGATCTCACCAAAGAAGTACAAAAATCAGTCTACCTCTTCAAAGACAGGCACAGCGCGGCCAGTCTATCTGCTGCGCTTTTTGGGGCGAGCCAAGAGCAGAAAAAAGACTATGCTAAAGGGCTGGATGCGATCGCGCGCGCGAATGGGTTTGAGGGGGCTTACACCGACAAAGAAAACAACATCTACATGCTCAAAGATGGGCAGTATTACCGCATTAATGATGGCTTCATCGACAACTTTTTTACCTTCTTGAAGGGCAATATGTCCTCCATAGCCGGGGGCATTGCAGGGGCTAAGGCGGGCTTTGAGCTGGGGGCTAAGAGCAAAAGCGCTTATGCTCCTGTTTTAGGGATGGTGGCAGGGGGGGCTTTGGGCACTTCTTTAGGCTCGGTGGCCGATTCTCTTTACGCCGATGCCATTTTAAAACGACAGCACAACTTTGAAGAGATCAAACACAAGTTGATCGAAGATGGCTTGATCTCTGTGGTGGCTGACTCTGCCACTTTGGGGCTAGCCAAAGCCTTAAGGCCTTTAGCTAGGGGGCTAGCTCACGCCAATTGGGATAAAATCACAAACTACATTCCCGGCGTGGGCTGGACTAAAAACTTTTTTAGCGGCAACCGTCAAAGCATTGAAAACATCATCGGCAACTCGTTTACCCCCGAGCAACAAGCCGCGATCAAGGCCGCAGGCGAAGAGTTTGGCGGAGGTGTTGCTTTAGGTCGTAGAGAAGTGCCGGCTAAGGAGTTGGTTAAAAAGACCTTTGGCGAGGGTAGAATCTACAAGGCCTACAACGCGATCATGGACGCGCTGTTTTTAAACAACAAACAGGCCACACAAGAAGCGATATTGCGCCAAGTTAGGGCCGATGAAAGCGGGGATTTATTGGCCTTCATGGCAGAGGCGGCCAACACCAGCCCCAAAGCCCAAAAGGCCTTGAAAGACATTTTAAACACCACCACTGAGAAGCTGCAAAATGAGTTGCAAAAATTCGATGTGAGCCAAAGCGGCATTAAAAGCATTTTAGACAATTTAGAAAAGGGCACCAAAGAATCTTACGAGGAAGCGACTCAAGACATCATCGCCAAGCTTTATCCTAAAGACACGAAAATCCAACTAGACCCTAAGAACTACCGCGCTTTTAGAAAAGAGCTTGAAGAAGAGGGGTTGTTGAAACAAGAGGCGATGCCCTTTTTAGAGTTTGTGGAAAACAACATTTACAAAGAAGGGGGGGTGCACTTTAACCAGCTGAACAACGCCTTAAAGAATCTCAACAGCAAGAAATATTACAAAGAAATCAAAGA